ACGCCGTGGGTGGGGGTGGTTTGACCACTGCAAAAATCTATCGGCGCGAAACACATTTAGCTTGCGCGCTTTGGTGAATACGGCTTCTATCTGCGCATGACACACAAAGGCCCCACAATCGGCGAGATGATCGAGATGGTTGCCCGGCACACTGGATTGCCGGAGGCCAGCTTGCGCATTTACGCGCGGGTTCTCCGTGAGGCCGGACTTCTGTCCACCGGCGCGCGAGGCGTGAATGCGCCGCCGATGACATGGCTGGACCTGTCGCGTTTTTTGATCGCCCTGTTGGGCACGGGCGTTGCGGCGCGTGCGGCAGATGCGGTGAAAGACTTCGGCGAAATGGTAGTTGCCGATCACCCAACCCCCCTTGCAACCGTTCAATCTGAAGACGACACGCGGACCTTTGAACAGGCTCTGGCCGACCAACTTCAGGCGGCGTCAACTGTCTCGCCAGCGTTGGCTGGCTATGTCTTTGTGGAGCGGAGCACTTTGGGGGCTCGCATCCATGCAATGAATGGCGAGTTTGTAGAGTTTGTGCACCCATTCGAAATTGTTGCGACTGCCGACAAGACCGATGAGGGTGACGCGATCTATCGGGCATGGAAAGACAAATGCGCCCGATATTCCAGCAAAATCGAGATCAGCGCACAACTGGGCTTCCAGCTGATCCATGACTTGTCGCGGGAGTTTGCCTCGTGACCTCCCAACCCGCCACCCCCTTGGCGTGGGCTCGTACGCGTGATGCTGCGGGCAGCAACCGGCAGCGTATGCGCCGGATGGGGGCGCTTTCCCAACCTGCCTTTCCCGTCGTGATGACGGCACGGCCCTTAGAAGGAACCCAATCATGAAGACCGCAACCCAACTGAAAGCCGACCTTGCTGCGGCTGAAACCGAACACCGCGCGGCCCTGCAAGCCGTGATCGCCAACCCTGAGAACGCCCCCAACACCACCGACGCGCAAGCGAAAGTGGATGCGGTCAAGGCACAGCTTGAAGCGCGGCAGCGCCTCGACGCTTACGAGTTGGCGGCACAGGCCACCCCGGCCAATGACACAGAGGCCCGCGACCTGAGCGGCGTTGCGGCACGCTTCGAGTTCGGCGCGGCGCTGGCGGCCCATATGGATGGGCGGGAGCTTCGCGGCGCGGCGGGTGAATGGAACCAAGCCAACCCCGCCAAGCGGCCCGGTGCATTGAGCGCTCCAACGGCCCTGTTTGGATTGAGTGGCGAGACCCGCGCCCTCACCACTGCGGCACCGTCTGGCGGCCCCGGTGGCAATCTGGTGGCCACCACGCAAGGCCCCATGATCGACCGTCTACGGCCCGTTCTGGCGGTGCAGGGCATGGGTGCCACAGTGCTGGCAGGCCTCACCGGCCCGCTTGACCTGCCCCGCCACAAGGCCAGCGGTTCGGCGCATTGGGTGGCCGAACACACCAACACCACCCGGTCTGACGCACAGTTCGACAAGGTGGCGATGGGCGCCAAGACGGTTTCTGCCGAATATGAGGTTAGCCGCCGGATGCTGCTGCAAGCCACCCAATTGGATAGCCTGTTGCGTGCCGACCTCTCGCAATTGCTGGCACAGGCGCTTGACCTTGCGGCTATCGCTGGCACCGGAACAGACCAGCCGGTGGGCATCCTCAACACGGCGGGCGTGTTCACGCACGCGGGCGGCACCAATGGCAAGGCGCTGGACCTTGACCTCGCACCCGACCTGATTGGCGCGCTGGACGCGGCCAACGCCATCGGCCCGCGCGGCTTTCTGACGAACACCAAAGTGCGCGCCAAGGCCATGAAGCTGCGAGACACTACCGGCCAACCCTATGGCCTTCCGGCAGTGTTCGCCGGTGAGGGTGTGACCTTCTCCAATCAGGTGCCGGGCAACCTCACCAAGGGCACGGGCACAAACCTGTCTGCCCTGATCTATGCGGCGTGGGCAGACCTGATCCTCGCCTATTGGTCGCAGGTGGATATCCTCGCCAACCCCTACCATGCCGACGTGGCCAGCAAGGGCGGCGTTCTGTTGCACGCCTTCCTTGATGCGGATGTTGCGGTTCGCCACCCCGAAAGCTTTGCGGTGGCGAAAGACGTGGTGACCGTGTGATGGCGACCGGCGCCTTGCATACCCTTGAACGCCGCGCGGCTTCCTTGGAAGTTCGCGCGGCGCATGGCCGGAAACTCACCGGCTATGCGGCCACGTTTGGCAGTGAGGCGCGGATCGGTGCCACACGCGAGACTATCGCTGCGGGCGCCTTCCGGGCCACACTGGCCAGCGGGCGCGATGTTCTGGCGCTGGTGGACCATGACCCGGCCCGCGTGCTGGCGCGCACAAAGAGCGGGACCCTGCGCTTGTCCGAAGACGTTCGCGGCCTCGCATTCGAGATTGATCTTCCCGACACCACAGCCGGGCGCGACGTGCTGGCACTTGCAGAACGCGGCGATCTTGGCGGCATGTCATTTGGGTTCCGGGTAGTCGATGAAATCCGGGACGCAGACCGGCGGGAATTGCGGGCAGTGGAGCTGGTGGAAGTGTCTGTGATTGGCGCGTTCCCCGCCTATCAAGGCACCAGTGTTGAGGCGCGCAAGGCCTGTTCCTGGACCGCACGCAGGCGCGCGGCAGCTGCACAATTGCTGCTGACGATGGGGGCGCTGTGATGGGCTTCCTCGACTTCATCCGGCGCGAGAAGCGCGACATGCGCACGTCAGACCCGGCGCTGGCAGAGTTTTTTGCCGGGCGCGGTCTGGGCAGCACTGTTACGGCAGAAGCGGTCCTGTCGAACCTTTCGACTGCTGCGGCATGTGTGCGCCTTCTCTCGGAGTTGCTGGCCAGTTCGAGCCTGCATGTGTTCCGGCGCGGTGCCGATGGCGCGCGTTCACGGGCCGATGACCTGCCCCTGTCGGATATTCTGGCCAGTGTCACCAACGCCGGACAAAGCGCTTACGAGTTCAGGGAAACGGCAGTGCGTGACCTGCTGCTGACCGGCAACGCCTATGCCCGGATCGAACGCGGCACAGACGGGCAGGTGGTGGCGCTGTTCCGGATCGATCCGCTGCAAGTTGCCCCTGAGCGTCTGGATAGCGGACGGATGCGCTACCGCATGGGCGGCGCGATCCTGTTGCAGGAAGACGTTCTGCACATTCGCGGCCCGTCTCGTGATGGCATCACCGGGCTAAGCCCGCTGGCCATATCGCGGGGCATGTTCGGCCTTGCGCTTACCCAGACCGAGACCGCTGCCAAAGTGGCCGAACAAGCGGTGCGGGCGTCGGGCGTTCTCACCTATCCGGGCAGGCTGTCGCCCGTCTCCCGGCAGGAGATCAAGGGCGGCCTCGATACCTACGCGGCCTCTCGTGGCAACGCTGGTTCCGTCATGGTTCTGGACGGCGGGGCCGAGTTCAAGCCGTTTGGGCTGAGTGCAGCGGATATGGAGTTTCTGGCATCCCGACGCCTGACCAATGAAGACGTTTGCCGGGTGTTTGGTGTGCCCCCAACGTGCGCCGGCATCACCGACAAAGCGACCTATTCCAATACCGAACAGGAAGCCCGAGCCCTTGTGCAGAACGCGCTAGGCCCTCTGGCGGCACGCGTTGAAGCGGCCATGAACCGGTGCCTTTTGAGCGCTGAGGAGCGGCGCGGCCTCTATATCGAGCACGATCTTGCAGCGCTATTGCGGGGCGATGTTCAGGCGCGTTTTGAAGCCTACCGGATCGGGCGCGTGAGTGGTGTGTTTAGCGTCAACGATATTCGTCGCCGGGAGAATGAGAGCCCCATTGCGGGCGGCAATGATCACCACATGCCAGTCAATTGGGCGCGCCTTGGCGATACCCCGCAACCGCAAGACGGTGCGCGATGATCAGGCGCGCCCCCGCCCTCCCGTCTGTTGCTGAGATGCGCAAAGCCGCGCGCTTGGCAAGAGAAGAGGGCGTGCGCGTACGGTTCGGGCAGGATGAGGCTGGTGCCACGTGGTGCGAATTTGCCCCGCATATGGCCCCTGCAAATGACACAGGCACAACCGGATCGGAGGTGAGCCTTGGCTACGATTAACATGCCCGGCCTATCGAGCTTCAAGGATCGCCATGGCAAGACGCGATGGCGCTACCGGGCGCGTGGCCAAGTGCGCGCCATTCCGGGCCAGCCGGGCGAGGCTGGTTTCCTTCAAGCCTATCAGGCGGCCCGTGATGGTCTGGCAAAGCCAACCGGTGGCGCCGGACAGGAGCGAACGGCAGCGGGCAGCGTCAATCAGCTGATCGTGAGCTACTACGAAAGCCGGGCATGGGTAGAGTTGAAACCGACCACGAAGAAGACCTATCGCGGCATTATCGAGCGGTTCCGTAAGCACAACGGGCAGGTGAAAGCCGCCAGTCTCACAGCGCCCAATTTCTACGCGTTGATGAATAGCCTCTCCAGCCGACCGGCAGCGGCTAACAACCTCCTGAAAGTGATGCGCGCGGTATTCAAACACGCGGTGCTTACTGGCCTGTTGAAGGCAGACCCGACACGAGACGTGAAGCCCTTCACGATCAAGGGGGACGGGTTCCCGCCTTGGACACAGGACGAATGCGCGCGATTTGAGGCCTGCCACGCACGCGGGACACCGCAACGCCTTGCCTATGAGCTGTTGCGTCACACCGGCCAGCGCCGTGGAGACGTGGTGCGCATGGGGTGGCAGCACATCAACCGCGATGGGTGGCTTGCGTTCGTGCAGGAGAAGACAGGCCAGAAGGTTGAAATGCCTATGCCCCCCTCCCTTGCGCAGGAATTGGAGCACCACTCCAAGCGGAACATGTCATTCCTGCATACCAGTTTCGGGGCGGACCGGACCTCAAAGGGGTTTGGCGCATGGTTCAAGGACGCGTGCATGGCCGCTGGCGTCACAGACAAATCAGCCCACGGCCTGCGAAAACTGAAGGCTATCGAGATGGCAGAGGCAGGGCTTCCGCCTCACCGGATTGCGGCCATCACGGGGCACAGGACCCTCAAAGAGATCGAGCGCTATTGCCGCGCTTACGACCGCGCCAAGGCAGCGGGGGAGGCCCACGCAACGCTCTACCCAACCAAAGCACCAGAAGAGAAAGGGAACGGAACCGTGGCTAACCACCGGACAGGTTAGCCAATTCCTCTTGTAACCTCCTGAAAGGAAACGCAAAATGCGAAGCACTGGCGGACAGGGTGGGATTCGAACCCCGCCGCGCTGTGCGCGGCCACTTTGTCGTCTGTGGGTTCGTTCCAGAGGGAAGCGCTGGCGGACAGGGTGGGATTCGAACCCACGGAGGAGTTGCCCCCTCGGCGGTTTTCAAGACCGCTGCCTTCAACCACTCGGCCACCTGTCCGGCTGTGAGGCCCTCGAGCCGCTGCGGCAAAAATGCGCGATCGATAAAATGCGCGCGTTTCGGCCAGCGGGGACTTCACCCCTTCCCCTTACCGTGACCTGCGACGCTGGATCAACCAGCGCAACACACCCAGCCGTCCGCACCACGCAGACGGCCCGAACAGGGAACAGGGCCACGAAATGGTCACTCGGGTCT